GAACTGGCAATGATTACTTCCAACGCTTAGATAAGTTACTGGGGCGTATTTAGAAATTTGTTTTAGCGTTTCCCAAGCTAAAGATGTAGCCAAATCAACCTGTTGCATCAAGCTAAGGTCATTAGTTGCAAGTTGATGTAAATCTGCAGCATTACCAAAGTTTTCAATAGTATCGCCTACATCACAAAAAATAATCTTTTCAGGTTTCACTTCTTTGATTTTGTTGATTAGTTTCACCTGCGTTTCAGCAACCCTATGAATTAACGCTTCAACACCGCCCCTATGATCTACCTTGCCCACCTGCAAATCTGACCACAAAACAATCAAGGCTTTACCTGAATCAACAGGCTTAGGCGTTACAGGTTTAGTTTTCTTAGCCAAGGCATAAAGTAAAGGCAAATCCTGAACTGCACCAAGTTTGCGCCACCTAATACGAACACTAGACATCCATAAAGGTTCAAGTGGAAAAGGGCGTGCCACCTGCCAGCGTGAAATTCTAGGTTCGCCCACAATCTCTATCTGCTTATAGTCAATGCCCGCTTCAATCAGAAAGGCTTCAACATCTGTAGGATTACCATCCTGAACTGCAGGTAATACAGCTTCACCGCCCTGCCCATCAAACTGGATAGACGGATTCCAACCTTCAGGGTAAGTAATCTTAGGGGCAACAGGATTATTTAGATCTTCCAACATGAACAGTCCTTTTCCCTATGGTTCTTTATCGCATAATCAGAAACCACAATTCCGCGTTTCTTCAATTCATTAGATAAAGTTTTGAAAGGCCATTCAGGGTTCATAACTGTTGCTTCAAGAATTTCGGCATCTTTATCAGTCAAATCTGCTTTTACAGTTCTAACCTTGCAAGCTGTAATTTTTATAGGTAACTTCAAATCTTCTAACATTAGCCCCTAGTTTCTATGTCATTGAACTTAGGAACATCTTGCCCAGGTTCAAGAATCTTCTTAGCAAGCGTATTAGCCAGAAAAGCGGTCATTTCATTAGTTGTAGCTGCAACTAACAGCAAGTTTGCTAAAGCTTCCCGAATACCATCAAAGTCCGCACCCCAAACTAGATTCTGATCGCGTAACAGTTCAACAGCATCCATCAGTTCAGGTTCAAGTTTAGAAATCACAACATACCTTCAATACGTGTCAAAATGAACTTCAATTCAAGAATCCTTGCATCAGTAGTTTTCTTATCCACCTTGATTTTCTCTAACATCTTGATTTCAGCGTGAATCAACGCCCTAGTTCTATTGATTCCATAAGTTTGCCCTGATTTGTGACCTGCACGCCAAATCCCCATAACAGTATTAGGGAACATTCTTTCAACAAATCTATTTATCATTTTCTTTCCAATCTTCTAAATGTTCAATAACAGCAATCTGCGCTACATGGGCAATAAAAACTGTTACTGCAGCTAAACCTGCAACCAACAAAAATAGCCCCACAGTAATCCATAAAACAATTTCAACCATGACTGCAATCCAATCCTGTATGCGTTCCAGAAAGATTTTGGTATTGGATTTCTTTACATGGCGCAGGTTGATTCCAAATCCACATCAAACCTAGACAAGTCAAAATGAAGCTAACTACAAGCAAAATAAACTTAGTGTCATTCATCACCAATAACCGCCTTTCCATCAGCAAATAGATCTTCAAAATCAATCTTGCCATCAAGTAACCTAATTGCCCTAGTTCTAGACAATTTCAGTTGCTCTTGAATAGTTTTCAAGGCATCCAAATACTGTTGCTTATAGGCAATGAATTCTTCCTGATCCTGCAATTCTTGCAGCAACTTCTTGCGCATAATCAATGCGGTTTTGCCTGCAAAAATAGCATCTTCAACCGCAATCCTTCTAGCTGTGGTAAGGCGTTTCATTTGGCAAATCCTTCAAGTATTTGACTTCCATAGTGTTGCAATCAATAAAAACAAAGAACTGGGTTAGGACACTATCAACCCTGATTACATGATTATCTAAAAGAACCTTCAGGATTCTTTCGCGTTCAACCCTGCGAATCATTTCAGCAAAAGCCACAATCTCTTGCGGGGTTAGTTCAGCTGCAACATCAACTTCCACGCATCCGCCACAATTCCAAGTTTTACAAGAATCAGCATGAACAGGTTTACAGTTACAGGTTTCAGTTTTATTTAGTTTGCACATTTACTTCTTCTTTCTTTATTAGTTGAATAAGGGCATTTACATCAAGTTCAAAACAATCAGGGGCGTTAGTAATCTTCTCTAAGATTTCAAGGATGCGAGTTCTCTCGCGTTTCTCACCCTGCCTGCGGTAAAACTCTCTAACAGCTTCAGCGTTATCTTTCACATCCGCCACCATGCCCTAAACCCTAGAACTACTACAGCAATCAAAACTGCTTCACCAATAGCACCAACTACAGTTGCACCCGCCCAGGTTGCAAGAATCTGAACACCAAAAAATAGCAAACAAAAAATTAGGCAACCTTTCATTTGATAATCCCCCCGTTAGTTACAGTTTCCCAAACATAAGCAAAAGCCCATCTGCGGGTAGTGCAAATAGATTTAGCAAAAGCATCTAAATCCTGATCGTAAGCATCCAACAGTTCAGGATGTTTCACTAAATCTTTACCGCAATCAATCCATGCCTTGTAACTTGCGCAAGCCTGCAGGAAAGATTCCAGTTCTTCAAACATCAACTTATCTGCCATCATGCGCCTTCCTTCATAATGTTTTCTTCAATGAATTCGGTTAGAAGGTTTAGAGCTTCAAGGTTCTTTGCTTTATCGGTGTCGCATAGAAGGTTATGAATTTCTAATAGATCCCACATTTGTTGCTTAGTCATTTTTTGTCCTTTGTCCGTATCAAGCGGATTTGCCTGATAACTACAATTTAGCGTAAAACTGACAGAAAACGCAACACTTTGGGCGTGTCTATTTGATTACATTTAGGTAACAGAATCAAGCCATTTAGTTATAGTTACCGCCACCCCAGGTTCACCTGTCGCATACTTCTTAGCCACATGAAGCCTAATAACTTGCGAATCATCCCGCCAAACCCCCAAACCCTTAGCTGAAATCCCATCCAGCAATGCGCGGGTAAGTTTATCTAAATCGGGGGGTGTAATTGGATCAGGGCGTTTAACTGTTTTAGGTCTAGGCAAATAAAAAACAGCTTCAACCTTCACCCCACCGTCAAACTGGGTGTTATCACCTGAATCATGCATTGCGGTAATAACCGCATCTGAAACTGCTTTACGCCATGCAGGTAAGCGTGGGGAAGATTCCACAATCAACGGAATACTATTCCCCGCAGCTGTAGTTCTTTGACCTACATATTTCTTTGAACCTTGCGGGGCGGGAATAACGCCAAAAACAGTAAAACTAAAATTATTTCTTCCCATAATAATTGACACACACCGCCACCCAAAGGAAAACCCCCATCAAACCAGTAATGGCCGATAGGGGTTCAGGTAGAAATATTGAATCAACTAGCAACAGCAAGCCGAAACAATATCCCAACCACCATGACATTTAGAAAGGCGCAGAAACCGCAGGCGCAGCCTTGACTGCATCCAGTTGCGCATTATTGATGTCCAACTTAACTTTTCTTGCAGGGTTACCATTGCGATCTTGATATTCTTCAATCTTTGTTGAAAGCTGACCAACTAGGGTAACTTCAGCATCAACATCAAGGTTATGGGCAACCGAAAACCATGCTGTCCAAATACGCGTGTAATCTTCACCCGTAGCTGATTTGTATGATTCAACCAAAGATAAACCCTGCGCTGAAGCACCAAACACTTTTGAAACTTTACCTGTAACTTTTACTGTAGCCATTTTTTTCTTTCTCGTAGGAACTAATTTTTTTTATTTGTAAAGCAAAAACACTTTAGCATCAACCCGCGACAATGTGAACACTATTCACACAATCCCTATGCCCACAAACCCTTTCCCCAGGTTCAATAAGATTACCTGCATCATCAATAGGATTCAGATCATCATCCAACTGCCCCTGATGGGGGATGCACCGCAACTTCCCGTATTGAATAGTTGTCGCAGGTTTCTGCCTACAGCTAACGCAAAGCAAATCCTTCCGCCCACGCTTTTCTGCACTAACCATCCACTTGAAACCGCATCTGCGACATTCAACCTGATTATCTTGCAAGTTCTTCCCTAACCCTAGAAAATTCCCCATCAAACTTAGCTTCAAACCAACCCGTTGCACCATGGCGGTTCTTGACAACATCCAGAATCATAAGTGACTTTTGACCTAACGCATAAAAACGGGCAGAAAGGCCTGTAGCAATATTTTTATCTTCCACAATATCGGCTTCACTTTGCTTACGGGACAACATCACAATAACATCCGCATCCTGTTCAATCTGCCCAGAATCACGCAAATCCCCCGCTGTAGGACGTTCATCAGGCTTACCATCAATACGCCTATTCAACTGGGCTAAGGCAATAACAGGAACACCAAATTCTTTAGCCAAATTCTTTAGATCCATAGAAATCTGGCTAACCTGCTCATACTTCGGGGCTTTAGGGTTATTAGCTGCAATCAACTGCAAATAGTCAATAAAAATAGCCTTGACAGGCCTTTTAACCATAACCGCCTGAATATAGCTTCTAATCTGATTTACAGTTTGCCCACCCCTATCCGAAATCACCATTTTAGATTCAACAGTTCTAATCATTTCCTGAATCTGCAATTTATGATGGTCAAGCAAATTACCGCGTTCAATGTTATCCAACGGAATCCTAAGCTCACCCGCAACCACCCTATTCAACAAACTAGCCTTATCCATTTCCAAACTAAAAAACAAAACATCCTGACTACGGGCAAGTTCCCACGCTAACTGCATACCAACAACAGTTTTACCAACCCCAGGGCGCGCACCAATCACATACAAACCTGACTGCTTGAAACCAACAATCAACCTATTCAAACCACCAAAACAGGTTTCCAAAGTGCGTTTAGGGTTCAGGATGTCATTCAACATAAGTTGCAAATCCCAACGCAAATCAGGAAGTTCAAGAGCTTCAGCAAGCTTCAACTGATCTAACTTGCTACGCACCTTATCCATCTTCGCCTGAACATCCCCACCCTGCTGCAACTCCAACGCCAACAAATTCAACTGGCGTTCAACCGATTCTTCCAAAACCTTAGAAGCGTAAAAATGAACATTCTGCGGGGTAACAGCAAACTGCAAAGAATCAGCAACCCTTTGCCTAACAATAGGCGTTTTGATTTCGCCCAAAACAGTAAACAAATCAAAGAATTGCTTATTTTTGTATTGATTAGACATAACTTGAAAAGCTTCAACAAACCAAGGTTCAGCAAAATCATCAACAGAAACAGCAAGTTCAGCAAACCCCAAACCCTGATTCACAATCAAACTACCAATAACCAATTCTTCCCAATCAATGCGATCAATCACGCTACATCCCCCTTAGTGCGCGAAGCGCCTACAGGCAAGATAGATTTAGGTTCATTCTGTAACCATTGCAACCACCTAGACATAATCTGCGAATCAGCTGCAAGCCTAAAACTAGGGTGAAGCGTAAACCTATCCTTAGCATCCAAAATCTGTTGAACAGTCAAATCATCCCTAACCTGAATAGACAACCTAAAACAATCACTATTAGGCGTAAAATCAAACTTCAAATTCTCTATATATTTCATTTCTGTTTCATTACTGTTTAGGGGGGGCAGATTGCGGGGGTATAAAACCGCAGATTGCGGGGGTTCATTACCGCAGATTGCGGTTGAATATGCGGGGGTATCTTTATCCAAATTAGGTAGCAAAATGAAATAGCGGTTAGCACGCTTACTAAAATTATTGCCCTTCACCCAGGCTAATTCACCCGAATCCTTTAGGCGTTTCAAACTGCGTTCAACAGTATCAACGCTGCAATTCATAAGATTGGCAAGGGTTTCCTTAGTGGCATACATCCCTGCAGGTTGCCGAAATTTGACTAAAGCAAGCAACAGCAACAGATCATTACCCTGCGCCTGACTGCCCTGCCATACAGCTTCGTAATCTTCATACTTGTATTTCTTTGTTTTCATTTTTGTCCTTATTTCATATCTTCAGGGTGCGGGGGCTGAATATGGCTTACAACTATGCAATCCT